GAAGCCGAACTCGTCATAGTTCTCTACGATCTGCACTTCACTGGGTAGCATCCTCTCCAGTCCCATCCACTGACCCTGAGCGTTACGCATCTTGATTAGGAAGCCGTTACCGCAGGCGAGATAGAACTTGATCATCTCTGCCAGGATAGTAGTCTGGTCTTCACAGGCAGGGAACTCGGCTGTCTCCATCCAGGACTTGACCTGGCTGTTCTTGCAGTCGAACTCCATCACAGTTGCCATAGACAAAGCATCCACACAACCAGAGTGGTACTCATCGGTATCCAGGAGATTGAGCAGATTGCTCATGGAGTAGGGCTGAGACACTACCTTCTTAGTTTCTGCAGCCTTAGAGATCAGTTGCTTACCGACCCGGCTGCACTTGGATAAGTCAATCGGCTCAGGCTTATACTTTGTATCCAGGAGATCTGAAGCCGAACTGATCGCCAGGTTATATCCACCCAGTCGCATTACCTTCATGAAGATGCTCCTGTTCCAGCTTTGAGTAGGTCGATCTTGGCGATACGTACAAGACGAGTGCCATCGATACGGCTCGTATAGTATTCCACACTAGGCAGGTCCCGGTTCATCAGCTTGAGATAGAAAGAGCGGAACTTCTCCTTGAGTTGATACAAGTCGGAATCAGGATCATCAACATTCTGAGCGTTGACAATCAGGAACACTGTCCAGGCGATATCGGTATCCACATACTGCCGGGAGGTGCCATGCTTACCTGTCTCGGAATCGAGGATCAGGATGGCGCAAGGCAGGTTCTTGGGGATGTTGTCCTTGTTGTATAGGGTCTCAGCCACTCCAGCAAGATTAAGAGCTTCGGAGATGCGGCTGCGTTCTGCTTGGTACTTCTCAAGAGCGGTCACAGGCTCACCTCGATATCGTTCAATTGTTGGTATATCCACTGCTCCCGGTTAGCGATTACAGAAGCGAATACGTTACGGGCAGCAATGCCTTCCCGCTTGATCTTGCCCCTAATGAGATAGGCGATCTCGGCTACAGTCAGAGCTTTACCTGTCTCTTTATCAGTCCAAGACAGGTGCTTGCGTTCGACCCAAGCTATAAGTGGAGCGATCGGAGTCCAGGAAGGCACTTTACCGCCCAAAACGAAAGGCTCGTGTTTGACATTGGAGCCTACTCTCAGGATCATGGCATCAGGACTGGTCTCGACCAAATAACCCGTATTGCCATAGAAGTCGCCTTTATCATAAATCTGCTGTGCCAGTATCTCCTTGCGGGACTCAGCATCGATCACCGAACCTATCAAATGCAGACGGCTTTCCAAGGCAGCATAGATAGCCAGGTAGATCTCCCGCATGAGTTCATCCGGAGTGGTATAGCTATCCGGCATCAGATCACTCCCACTCGAATAGGACGAGGCTGTCTGGGCTTGAGTTCATTCAGTCGATCCAGACCTGTTGGATTGAGATAAGCTTGCAGGATCGTAAGTGCTCTTAGCTCAAGATTGGCTTTGAAGGCGTCAATTTCGCTGCCTGTGAGCAGTTCGGTGGCAGATTGGTCTAAACCTACGGTCTTGACTATGCCCTCGCCCAGGGTCTTCAAATTAAGAAACTCGGCAGTGGAGTAAAGCATCAGAAACGAAAACCCAAAACGAAAAGAAACGAGAAGAGGCTCCTCTTCCGGCAGGTCATCGTGAGTTGCACGATCATAGTGCTCCTGCAGAACCAGTGAGTGGATCATCTCCATTACCAGGCCCTGATGCTCCTTGAAGATGCCATTGTTAGCCATCTCTTTGGGCAGATTGAGGATGGCGAGCATTACGTCGGTCTCGACTGGTATAGCTATCACTTACCCTTCCTCATCATCTCAGAGAGCTCAATCGCTCTCATCCCGACCTGCTTCGCCCACTTGGAGGCCAGCATGCCATTGGCGGCTCGTTCCCAGTCTCTGGCACCGATAAATGCAAGGGTATTCTTGAACTCCAGGAGCCCCTTCAATCCAAGGTTGAAGCACATATTCAGCAGCACCGACTGACGCGCCTCATCGAGTCCATTATATATATCCGGTATCTCATCAAGCAATTGCTGCTCGGAGTCCAGGATATCTCGCTCCAGCATGGCATAGGCTTCTTTCTGGGAGATTCCCCGGTCATCGAGATTTCGGCCGATACCGATAGTCAGCTTACCTGCTGTGCAACGGTATGGCTTTAGCCGTAAACCCTCATGTCTAACTAACTGAGCTTTGATTCGGTTCATCAACCCTTCTGTCATGCTATCTCCTTGTTCCAGATGTGATCATTGTTCCGGAGCCAGGAAAGCACGACCCTGTATGGCGACAAATACAGATGGGCAAGGATGAGACAGATTTTGTGATTGACATATTAAGTATGTGAAATATAGTTGCAAAAAGCCAGTTTTAAGAGGATGAGAATGTCTGAAGATATCCATGTGACCCTATCTTGTATACAGGAACTACTGCTTAAGAAAGCATATAATAATGAGGAACAGGTACGATTATCACTTATTGCCAGATTATGCTTGTGCTTAGGTTGGAATGTATGGAATCCTAGGATCTTTTATCCTGAGTATCCGGTTAACAAAGATGGGAAAAAGTCGAGAATTGATATCGTTCTCTTCAGCAGTGAGATAGAAAACCCCATACCTAATGTTTATATTGAGATAAAAAAATTGGGAACTCTATCAAAACAGAACATTGACAAATGGATGAAGCAACTTGATGATTATAATGCGCCAAAAACGGCATCGATTACGATACTTACTGATGGTCAGTTCTGGTTATTCTTCGACTATACTTATGGTAGGGGTGAATTATCGCAGAAGCATTTTTTAACGATTAACCTCCTAGATTCTTCTCAAAAGAAGATTATTCAGGGCTTTCGTACGTATCTTCTAAGAGAGATGTTTCCGGATAAAGCACTTTCTAAAGCAAAGATTGAACTACAGAAAATCAGGTTATGCAGTTCAGTTCAATATGGAAAATCCCATTATAAGGAGATTGCCGAGAATTATCCGAAAAATAACCAATATGAAATAACGCAGATATTCCTCGCAGATAAAAGTGAACAGATTTCTTTGAAAGATATTGAGTTCTACTGGGATCGTGACATTAGACCTGTCTATCCTGAAATGATGAAGGAGAGCAAAAGTAAGACTTCAAAGAAGAAACCAGAAAGTGTATGGGTCATTGATAAATGGCACAAGGCAAGTAACTGGATTGACATCAAGAAGATAGTATATGGAAACCTGATTGACAGAATAGCTTCCTTAAATATACCTCACCCTTATAACGTGACTAAAGACAAGAATCTTTTCAAGCATGCTCTTAAGCTCAGCGATGGCTATTATGCACAGGGGAATCTATCTTCAGGCGCAGTGTTATCTCATTGTGAATATATCCTTCGAACTCTAGGCTATGATCCTTCTAGCACTCTTAGAATAAAGTATGCGAAATAAATGCGACAATTCGACGTTTGCCTTGACTTCATCCGGCACAACCCGTGAGTGGAACAAAGAAGCAACATGGAACGGAGAAAGAATGACCTCGAGAATTAGAAATTCGCAGATGGAAATATTCGATGCAGCTGCAAAACCATTTCTTAAATGGGCTGGTGGTAAAAGTCAATTGATACAAGAGATTGAACACATACTACCCACTAAGTACAAAATATCTAGGAAGATACCTGTATATATTGAACCTTTCATAGGTGGGGGAGCGTTATATTTCTATCTTCAATCTGCGTATGAAATTGGGAAATCATACATTGCGGATATCAACCCAGATCTGATTCTCACTTATCTCGTAGTCCAAAAAGACGTAGATATTTTGATCCAGAAACTATTACTAATGGAGACAGAATACCATAAGGCAGAAGGCAATGATAGATCATCGATGTATTATTCAGTGAGAGAGCGCTTTAACAACAGAAAACATGAACTCAACCCACACGAATTTTCGTCTAAGTGGATTGAACATGCTGCAGATATGATTTTTTTGAACAAGACATGTTTCAATGGTTTGTTCAGGCAGAATAGTAATGGGCATTTTAACGTTCCACAAGGTAGTTATAAAAAGCCTCCGATTAGCCAAGCTGATATACTCAAAGCAGCAAATAGAGCTTTGCAAGGCACAACAATACTGCTAGGTGAGTTCTCAGTGATAGGAGAGTATGTTACATCAGAAACGTTCATTTATTATGATCCCCCATATCGGCCATTAAGTCAGACTTCGAGTTTTAACTCATATTCCAAGGATGGTTTCACCGATGAAGATCAAATTCGTTTAGCTGATTTTTATGCAAGAATGAATAGCTGTGGTGCATACCAAGTGCTATCGAACTCAGACCCCAAAGTGACTGATCCTTGTGACAATTTCTTTGACGATTTGTATGCAAATTATACGATTAATAGAATAAATGCAAAAAGAATGATAAACTCCAATGCAAGTAAAAGAGGAAGCATAACGGAGCTTCTAATAACTAATTTCTAGTAGGTTAAATGATAATCAACCCCCAACTTCTCAGTAACACCCCCCTTTTGTCACAAAACCACTTCGGTATTTCGGGCAATACTATTTTCCCACTTATCATACACAACATAGACAATAGATTCCTTTTGTGTGCATATCAGGGTAAAAAGCCACAGAGTCCTCTGGATATTATTGTTAAGTACAGACAAGTTATCGACTACAATTCCAATCCGGATGACTGGTCATACATTAGGACTCCAAGCCATAACCATTGGCTTGTTGATGTGCTAGTTAAAAGATTCGAAGATAAAACACAAACAAAGCTGTTTGTAGAGGCTTTATTGAATATCTGGGAGAATACTATACAGCCATTCCAAGATGATTCGGATAGGCTAACCCAACTCAGTAGTATCCCGAATCTATACCAACAAAGTATTGATGAAAGCAAGTTTGGCAGCATTCTCAATTACGGTTTCTACTCCATCAGATTTCTGTTTTTTTTGGCCACAATGTTAATGTATCAAGAAAAGACTAATTATCCTGATGGTGTTCTTTTCCAAGGTATGTTAAGGATACTACGCGAAGACACTAATGATCTTTTTTCCATTTTCCAATCTGTTAACTGGAGGGGATAGTGAAACAACTACATATTTATCAGAAACTTGGACTACAAAACGCAGATGCTGTTTTTATATACCTAATTCAGCATTTAGCTCCTACAGTAAATAACTGGTCTTACCTTGTTGACTGGAAGAAAGCAGACAATAACGTACGCACAATTGAAGTGAATTTGAATTTACTGAACTACCTTCTTGGGAAGGATAACATTGAGGATGAGTTTGCTCAGCTGATTATTGAGTACCCAAATGTTAGAACTGTATTACCGATTTTAGTCGCATGTCGTGATTCAAAGTTCACTATCATGACTGAGTTCGATGATAAGGATGTCAGTTATGCAGAATTTGATTTCCGCTCAATGAGTGTGGAACAAGCAGTTGAGTTTGCAAGGGGCTCTGGGATACTAAATTTACTCAAGGGAAACAAGATCAAGAACCTCGTTGACTACGTTTTCGGTATAGAAGTTGGATTAGGATCTAATGGCAGAAAAAACAGATCTGGTACTGCTATGGAAAATATGATGGAGTTCCATATTAACCACCTATGTAACAGCATAGATGCAAAGTATTTGGCATACGCCTCTTCAGCAAAAGTCAGACGGGAGTGGGGAATAGATCTAGCTGTTGATAAAGCAGACAGAGAGATAGATTTTATAATAAAAAGAGATGATTTGCTGTACCTTATAGAAGTTAATTACTACAGTGGTGTCGGCTCTAAGTTAAAAGCCACTGCCGGTGAGTATAAGGGAGTATTTGATTTTTGGAAAAACCATAACTACCGCTTCCTCTGGATAACAGATGGATTTGGGTGGAACTCAACCCAAAAACCTCTAAGAGAGGCTTTTGATAAACTAGATTACATACTGAATATTAAAATGGTCTATGATGGGGTACTTAGGGATATTATAGAGAATAAGCTGTGATAGAGCCATTTTTCATTTCAGAGAATCTTTCTCTTTACTTAGGTGATTGTCTATCACTATTACAAGAAATTGACAGTGCTTCAGTTGATCTTATCTTCGCTGATCCACCGTATTTCTTATCTGATGGCACTATTACATGCCAAAATGGGAAAATGGTAAGCGTGAAAAAAGGAGACTGGGACGAGATTGGAAGTATCGAGAATCGAACCCAATTCCACCGCAAATGGATACATGAATGTAGACGAGTATTAAAGCCAGGAGGCGCAATTTGGATCAGTGGAACTTACCACTCGATATATCTTTGTGGTTCCGAGCTACAACATCAAGGCTTTAGAATAATTAACGATATTTGCTGGTATAAGCCTAATGCAGCACCAAATTTATCAAGAAAGTGTTTTACGGCATCACATGAAACCCTAATCTGGGCAGCAAAAGAAACAACATCTAAGCAGTACTTTAACTACGAGTTAATGAAAAACGGGGATTGGGACTCTGATAGGTTGAAAGCGCCTGGGAAACAAATGCGGAGTGTATGGGCTATCTTACCGCCATCAAAATGTGAAAAAGAATGGGGGAAGCACCCTACGCAGAAACCTCTAGCGCTTCTCGAAAGGATTATACTTGCTTCCTCAAAAGAGGATGATTTGGTTTTAGATCCATTTAATGGCAGTGGAACTACAGGCATAGCAGCAATAAAGTTGAAAAGAAGATACATAGGCATAGATGACAACGAGGAATATTTAAGATTAACAATAAACCGTTTTAGAGGAGAGGCTTATGAGGTACAATGAGGCAAAATCAAGAATCATCGCTTTGTTTAATAAATTTGATCATGTGAAACGGGCTGAAAATGGTGAAAAACATACACAATCACATGTCATAGAGACTCTGACAAACAACTCTTCAATACTTATCATCTTTCCTGGGTATAAATCGGCTCCAAATCGATTTGGAGGATATACTTATGATTATCGTGTAGATTTATTGTTGCAACGGAAAGGCAATTTCCAAACTACTCTCTCTCACGTTAATGTCATCGTAGACATCACAAACAAGTGCAAAAAAGACCCATCGCTTAAACAAGTATTACCTGGTATCCTAATAGATCTATATACAAATGGGACTAGTAGGAAAACTATTGAAGTTAGAAGCGATTATGAACCTTCCTTGATATCTAACGATCTAATTTCTGAAGCAGATGAAACACATCGAAGACTGAGCAAGACTTACAACAAGGACGGGAACAGATTCGAGCTTACTTTTGAAGAGCTTTTTCATTCAATTATGTGGATATCCCTACAAGAAGATTTAAATTACCCTATGCCAAGATTCGAAGGAAGACGGATGTCCTTTTCGAGGTATCTTGAGTGTATATGGCAACTTGATAGTAGAAATACACTATCGGAAGTAATCGAAAGGGCATTATCCCATTCTAGGCCGCTCCCTTGGAGTAATAAAACTTATCCCCCAAAGATATCAGACTGAGTAATGCATAGCAAAGTGATTGGATATAGACATAGAGAGGGTAGTGTTATAAATGATGATTAAAATGCTCAGTAGTATCCAGAACAAGCATTTGATCTGAGCAGCAAATAGTACAAGCATCATTTGTTGCCGATAGGAGGTATCTTGGGAAACAACAGCAAGAAGAACTTAGAAAAGGCAGTCGGATGTATTAACTTTATATTTGATACGTCAAACAGACTTCAAGGTGAAAGGACTGAGGATATCGTCCTAGAGCTGTTTACTAACCTTGACTACTACATAAGATTTGACCAAGCAAGTAAAGCTCAACTGCATGTCCTGTTATTGTTGATTAAAGAAATTGACTCAGATCTGTGGTTTTCGATTTCCGAGAGATTTGTATATGAAAAGCTGAGAGATGTCATTCCGAAACTATGGATTGAAAACAGAAAATGCTCAAGAGTAGATTTGGAATACTACTTGGATACACTGAGGGCAGCTCCGTTGGCGGATTTTGATATAGTAGCCGAGATCGATGGCATCCAGGTCGAGTCTACACCATTTGGGTTTCACGATTTCATGGTTCTAAAAAGAGATGAGGCTGGCAGTTATTATCGAAACAAGTATAAGCTTTTTCCGCCAGATCACATAGACCATGCATTGAAGAGGCTCGGTTCGGAATACATAGTCGCCTGTAATGTCCCGGCTCGTTGTTTGTATAGAGCGTATCAATTGGGAGAAGATAAGCTTAACAAGCTATCATTGTTCTTACTATATGTTGCGCAAAAGAAAAACTACTTGCACAGGCCTTCAGTTTTTAGCAGTAACAAGATTCGATATAATCCTCTATGCGCTCTCAGCGATGGAATATTGAGTAAAGATGGCAACTTTGACATAATGAAATATATATCAACTCCCTATGAAATAAACAGTATAGAAGTTACCAATTGGGAATCTCATAATACAAGATTGCTGTCCATAGTGTCCAGAAATAGCCTAACAGAAATTGAAAACAGAATCATAAAATGCCTTTCATTGTACCGCAATGCAGTAATCGAAGAGAGAGTAGAAAGACGGATTTTTTATCTTTGTACTGCTATTGAAGCTCTCATAAAAGCACCTCATTCCGAAGGCAGATCTCGTTCACTAACATCGAACTACTCAGAGGTTTTGGCTTTTATGCTAGGTAATGATTACGATAGCAGAATAGAGATTTGCGATAGATTTCGTGACATTTATCGGGTTAGATCAGCCGTAGCACATGGAGAAATTGACGTTCAGTATGATAAGAATATAATCAGTTACAGCTATATGTACTTCCATCAAGCACTGAATACCATTTTAACAAAGCTTCCTTACAGCAAAATGACAGACTCCAAGTCTCTAATATGTGAGATAAAACGGATTAAGTTTTCGTAACACCACTACTGATATCAAACGGACTTACATTATCAGAGTTGTTGTCCTACACTTCCAATGAAACGGTGGGAACGGAGTATGCGGTCCGGATACACCAACTGGGTTCATCTCTGAGTCGTATTCGATCTGATCGTCCTTGATCCAGGGTGCAAGAGCCTTGATGTACTCTCTGGCATCATCCAGGCTGCTGGACTTGGTATCCAGAGCCATCAGATTGTCCATCACTTCCAGGGCATCGTTTAGAGGATATATTTGATCTTGGGCTGCCAGAGCCCGGCAGATGTCACTGGTGCGGTCATCCAGGATCACCACAAGTTTGTAGTATCTGGCTTTGGCTTTCTTGTAGCCTTGCAACCTTCCGAACTCTCTGATTCTCAGTGCTGTATGCTCTGCCAGTCCTTGCCAGTAATGGGATGATCTGTTTGCCAGGTCATTGAACTGATCTTTGAGGGTATCGGCAAGCATCTCTTTGGTATAACCTTGCTCGATGGCTTTAGATAGTGTGTCGGCAAAGCTCTGTCTGATATCGGCTTCGAAGTGGTTTCCGATCCAGAACAACTGCTGCTTCTGGATAGTGGATGATAAGTGCTGATCTTCTATGCCCCAGAGCCCGATTGATGTCTTGGTCGGAGCTTGCACTTGGGTGTCTCTCAGTCCGAGCCGCACACAGCGGTCTATTATCGCCTTAGTAGGCTCATTGATCAGTGCTGCGAAGTCATCTCCCAACTGGGTATTAATAATGACCATAAGCTTATCTATGGAGTCCTTGTTGAGCTTCTCGGCTCGGGGCATGTCACTCAGCATCTGGATGGCAAGCCGGGTAGCGTCTCTGATCTCGGTTTTCCAGGCATTATTCAGTACGCGGTAGTAATCCAGCATGAGCCGATCATAGTAATTCATCAGAAACTGAACCTCCGGACTTTGACTCTATTCTTGCCGATATCGTATTCGGAGAAGCGTTCCAGACATCCTGCCAGAGCATCACAGCCATCGATATAGCCATCAGGATAGGTGAGGAACTGACTGATCAGGGTTGGTGTATCCTGCCCCTCCGGAAAGAGTACCTTGGCCGTCTCTATGATAGTTTCGGTTCTCTCGATGCGGAGGTTCTTGTTATCCTTGTTATCTATGCGCTTGATTCTGTGCGATATCGGTGGCAGGTGGTTGTCTTGTGCCCATCTATCGAAGTCAGCCAGGATACGTGCCTGTCCGTAGTTGGTTTCACAGGCTGCCCTGGCTTTCACTCTATAGATTCTATCCAATTCCTGATAGGCATCATAGTAGTATCTGAAGAACTTGGTGTTCTCAGTCTGACGTATCCAGACGTGGATCACATAGAAACGATTGCCATCATAGCCTATGGAGATGACAGCTTTGAAACAGCCCTTCTCACCCCAGGCAGGATCGGCATAAAGCCAGACCCGCTTCATTTTACTGGGCTCCGGCAAGATCCGGTACTTGGAGAACCAGTGGTTCTTAAAGATGTTCCCTTCGATAACCGGCTGACCGAGCATCTCTCTTTGATAACCTGTCAGCCCGAACTTGGCTCGCAGGTTTGGTAGAGTGGCTGTGGGGTATTGCTCCTCCCAGATGGACTTGCCCTGTATATCTTCAAGAGAGAAGCGCAATATCGCCTTTTGGTGAGTCTTTAATGCGATCTGGTAGGTAACGTCTAATTCTGGATTATCTGCTCGTAAATCGCCTAATATGAGATCCTGAAACTGGCAGATGGAGTAATTGGGATGTACTAGGTTACCGAGCCAGACGATCTTGCCGCCACCCTCAGGTGCCAGGGCTCCGGCAAGCTCCTGGGTGATCTTCTCCATGCGTCTCTTACCAATGGACTGGTTACCCATGTTCTCTTCTTTATCGATATCATCACAGACTATCAGCCCGGGACGCTTGGCAGTCTTGGGATTGATAGTACCACGATGAGACTGCTTGATAGATCGAGCTCTGATCCTGGCTTTGTTCTTGAGATAGAAGTCCAGGTCAAAGGCATCCACTGGCTGCAGTTCGGGATAGTCGATGGTAAGCCGCTTATTGTTCTGCAGCTCATGCAGAGTGAAAGCGGTCCGCTCCTGTGCGAGATCTATGTCTGCGGCTGTATGGATCACGTAGCGTTCACCTTTGATGATCATCCAGATCGGATAGACCACTCCCATGAGTACCGTTTTGCCCAGCCCACGAAAACCTGTGATTCCAATAATGCCTGAGCCCTTATCAGTCTCATCGAACATAGTCTCATGCGCTGGGCAAAAAGGTAGGGGGAAGATATGCGGGAAATAGGTATGACAGAAGAACGAGAAGGCATCCCATCCCTCGGCTGTTGTTCTCCTGATTCTTTCGGTCTTGGCTTCAGGATTATCGTCTATAAAAGGCAAGACGGAGATCGTTTTGGATGCGATCTCCGTCAGAGCTTTGTTATGCCGCTGAATGAACTTCTTAGGCATAACCGGGTATCACCCCAACCCCCAGCAAGCTGTTGGTTGGGGACCCCGAGTTTCCGGAAGGATCAGCGGAGCCGAGGGGATCGGCTCCGCTGTCAGGCAGGCAGGATGTCGTGGAGCAGGAGGAAGCAGCTCCACTCGTTGGAGGGTAGGCAGGATGGGTATTGATGTGTGTTTGGAGGCAACCATGTCCGTGGCTGTAAATCTATCCATTTCTGATCCTCAGGTACTCGGCCAGGTCTATCACGATGCTTTGGAACTGCTTAAGCTGGGTCTCGTGACCTCTTTCGATCATGAAGTCGGTAACTTGATCCAGGAAGCGGACGATGTAGTCATTGAGTTCCTTTGAGGGAACCGCGTCTTTCTGGTTCTGCTTTATCAGGCTGACGAGGCTCTGCAGAGCGGTATCTGCGGGATTCTTGGCATACTCACGCAGTGCCTGGATGAGAGCCTTCTTGCGGGCCAAGTTGATCTCATGGTCGAGCTTACGCTCTTCCTTGAACATCTCGTCCCACTTGCCGGACTTGATCCACTTGCGGACGGTGATATCGGACACTCCGAAGATCACCGCCAGCTCAGTGGGTTCGGTCTTACCGTTCAGATAGGCTTCTTTGCAGTTATCCCGCTTGATGCGGAACTCGATGGAGTTACTCATATTCGGGCTTAACCTGGTTCTTGAGGACATATTGGTTGAGGTCTTTTCCGGAGCAGCGCAGCTGTCCGTTTTCAGTAGTGCGAAAGGCTCGCAGAGGGTTGGCAATATCTCTGATCCAACGATAGACGGTTTTCCTACTCACTCGGAGAGCGGTAGCTACTTCGTCCGGTCGGTAATTGCGATTGACGTCGAATACTATCATTGGCTCCTCTGCTGTTATCGTTTCTATGGGTGCCATGTTTCAATCTCCCTTGCTTTGATCAAATCAGGATGGGCTACCATGAGACAGTATCTACAGAGCACTGAAGTTCAGTACGATTCGGTTGTAGTTACCGGCCTCGTCTCTCACTGCGAAAGAGATGTACTGCTTGGTGGAAGTGACCAGGATGGCTTTATCGATAAGCTCCATCGCTTCTTTCCAGACCGGGTCTTTGATCTTGTATCTGCGGAGGGCGAAGATGCGGTAACGTGCCAATTGCCCACGCTTATCCACCTGGAAGGCTTCGTTGATGATGGCTTTGAGATTGTCACTGGAGTCGGCTGACCAGGCTTTGATGCACTCGTCTATCTTCTGCTTGGCGAGTTGAAGTTCAATCCCGAACTGAATCTTCTCTCTAAAGCGCATCTCGATCTTGAACTTCTCATCGAAGCTGATGAGCAGTGCATTACCCTTCCATTCGAGGCCATTTCTGCGAGCAGCGTCGTTCAGATAGTTCTCGATGATCTGGATCATTTTCTGTTTGTCTGATAGAATTCGTTCTTGCAGTTTCATGGCGCAGTCCATCGCTTTCTTGACTGCGGCATCCTTTTCCACTATTTCGGTGTGCAGCACCTTCACAGGGATTTCCCTACCTTGAGCATCGGTTAAGGTGCGTTCTTTGACTGGCTTGCTCGCTTTACTCATTTGAATCCTCCTTAGGATCGCTTTGTTTATTTGATTGTGCATTGATCTCTTGTTTCTTGATGTAGGACTGGAACATAGCGATGACCGCCCTGCGCTCCTTAATGGAGAGCAGGTTCCAGTGGCTTTTGGAATAGTGACTTATCGTGAATGCCCGCAGCTGGGACTCGGTCCAGCCGGCTTGCTTCATCAGAGCGTGCATGTACTTGCCCTGCTTATCGTAGTTGTATTCGAGAGGTCGGCCATGTCTGCGGTACTTGAGCATGATGGCTTTGAACTCGAGTAGCTTGTCCTCAGATAGAGCCCGGAGCGATTCCCCATAGCCCATGCCGTTCATGATGAACTTGAATGCGTCCAATGGCCAGTGGAACTTCTTGACCCGGAGGCCGTGAATCTGTTGCCGTAGTTTTCGTTCTCTCTGTTCCTGTGTCATAGAATGCTCCCCGAGTATTATTCCAGACCTTTTCTCTTGAGGAAGGTCTCGAATTTAATGCGCCAGAACCACTTGGATTCCCGATACTCTAACCAAGCTTGAGCAATGAGTTTTTCCTTCATAGCTTGTTCTTTTGCGGCTTCTCTGGCTAATCGCAACTGACGTTTACGTTCTTTCTCTTCAGCTATTCTCAGCTTTTCTTCTTCACTTTTCTTGGGCCTTATTCTGCCCAATATGCCGGCATCAATATATCGGCCAATCTCTCGTACTCTTTCGCGGCTCTTAACAACATAGTGTTTGCCATCCATGCCAATACAGCCAATAGATGCCAGTGCTTCAAGATAGACGAATACCCATTGATGGCTTCTGCCTATCACCTTTGCTATAGCTCTGATTGACCTGTATTCGCCAGATTCAGTTATATCCATTAGTGCTAAGGCTTCCATTGGATCGAAAGTCCAATTGCCTTTCTGGTTGTAGCCTACTCTGGCTGGAAACCTATTGTTACGTACATAGATGCCCTGTTCCGGGTCGACCAATCTGATCCTCTCGGCAGTGAGCAGTACATTTAACACTTCTCTGACCCCCTCGGGTTCTCTATCGATCATGTTGGAGATCATGTTTAGATCAAAGGGCTTATTGAACTGGTTCACGAAGTTGTTTACCAAGTCACTTGTGGTCATTGCAGTACATCCTGATCCGGCTCGTTAATCATGTCATGGCTTAGATCCAGGTTACCGTTCTCGTAGCCGTGCAGCATCTTTATGGCTCGCCTGAGGCTGCCTTTGGAATACTCGAAGATTCGGTCGATGGTTGCGGCATCAACTTTGACATCCAGTACCTCATCGGCGATCAAACGCAGGTCGGTCTTGGTGGGTGGTTTGAACTGGTAGAAGGCATTGCAGCGGTCGAAGTAGTGTTCGCTTATCTGGGAGAGGCGATCCTTGGCATTCTGCATTCCCACTAAGATGATAATGGTCAGAGTCTGATCCACGATGTCCCGGATGGCACCCAGGATTTTATCGAGCTTGTAGGCATAGTCGATCTCATCGATTATGAGCACAGTATCGGGATGCTCATCCAATATCTGCATGCAGAGTTTGAACAGGTTGTTGGTCGATCCGGTGGGGATAAAGTTGCCGAGATCGAACTTACGATACAAGGCGGTTAAGAGCATGGTCGAGAATGCCTTGGGCGTGGTCATCGACTCCAGTCTCAGGTAGATGTAGTTTCTTTGAAAGGCGATGCGCTGGGCATAAGTGGTCTTACCAAGGCCGGGACGTCCGTAGATCATCCCAAGACCCACCATTTCAGTTTTTGGCCTGCGTAACAGGTATTGAACACACTGATCCGCTTCCACTACGTTGCTGATCATTACAAGCTTGTTGGCTTTCACGTTTCCTCCTATTTGATTCCTATAAACTCGAGCATCTCTTCGAAGCTCTTTTCTTTAGGTTTAATCTGCCCGTTCTCGAGCAAGGTTGTTTCTGCTTGTTTGGGTTGCTCATCCTGCAGAGGTATCTGCTTGATCACCTGCTGTTCCAACTGCTGCATCATCTCTTCCGAGACATGGCTGGGTTGGGTAAGGATGGGAGCCTGTTCGAAGGTGGGATTGCTCTCAAGGGCCGGCAGGGGCTTCATCAGTCTCTGCACCGCTTCCTGCGATGATTTGATCACCATCTTGGTGCGTTTGGCGATCTGCCGCTGATGCCGCTTGATCGATTTGTATTCCTTAGTGAACTCGGAGTGGGAGATCGGATCATCCATGTTCAGATGAATGAAGGGATCGACCGGCCTGCGGACCTCAGCCTGGCAGATGAAGTTGTCTTGCATGTCATAGACTGCGATCCACCTCAGGTCAGCCAGGTCGTATCTGATCACCACTTCTTTACCGATATGCTCCATCAAAGCCGTATCCCAGTACATCAGCTTGTTCAGGGTAATACCGTTGTTGCGGAGCGTTTTACGCACTGCGGACATCATCAGGAAGTTGAGTCTACGAGATTCCACTCTGCGCTCCTTCGGCACCGGAGCATTCTTGAATACCTCATAAGGTAGCTGGCTGTCTAAACCGCCATGCGGATTCTCTCCATAGATATGCCTTACGTAGAAGCCGATCATCTGCATCGCTTCTTCTAAGGTAGGCGGCTTGCCCTCGAACATCTTCTTTGCCCACTTCTCGTTACGCATCAGAGTGGCAGGCTTATCATCTATGCAGGCACCCCGGAAGCTGACTATGAAGCGTTCAAACTGCTCTTGGAAGGTCTTGAAGAAACGTTCGATGATCTTGGCTTTGGCATTGTAGCTCTCTGCAAAGGCCACTTTGATCCCCAGCCTGGGGAAGATACCTGCTAGGTCACTGGAGAGGTCATGTTCCTGCCATTTCTCATTGAACAGCTTAGATCTGAAGGCCTTGCCGTTATCAAGATAGACATACTTGGGCACCGCTCCCCAGTTAAGGAAGGCGTTACGGAAGGCCATCTGAATGTGCTGGCTGTCCTCGGTATAGGCGAGTGCGGCTCCTACCGGGTATCTCGATGCCCAGTCCATCACCATGATCATAGTCATGCGTTGAGCTTTCCCGGTCTTGGGATTTACGATATCGAAGGCGAGAGTATGTCCATCCGCCACCCAGACATCACCCACACTAAGTAATTTGTTATCCCGGTAGATGGTTTTTACGATATCCTCAGCCACTGCTTTGCTGCCCAGTCTGGCTTGGGTCCATATCGCCTTATTATTAAGCTTATAGTCTTGGCACCAGCGCACCAGCGTGGGAATCGAACTTGGCGATTCCAAGGCTCCCATGCGTGCGTAGGCCTTGAGCGTGTTGACTGCGGTATAGATCTTAACCTTCTGAGGACTGAGCAGTATCTTCTTGAGGAAGCTCTGTTCCAGAAAAGTTACTTTCCGACCTCGCATCTCACGTTTGGCTTTATGGATAAGAGCGAACATGTCCCGCTTGTTTTCCAGATAAAGATCTATCCACTTCCGCAGGGATCGTTCTGTTCTGTTACCCCTTAGTTGGAATAGCTCCGGCACCAGGCTGCCATTGTTGTATTCGTCGGCGATGCTCTTCCAAGTCTTAATCTTGGATTCGGCAGTCTCCAGGCGATCCAGCACCGTCTCGCAGAACTGGGCATACAACTGAGCCTCACCCATGAAGCTGAGCAGTTCCTTCGCTTCGACCTCCATATTGATCAGCGGCTTCTCTTCCTTATATAAGGAAGCTTCTGGTGTCTCAATCGGGATCGGAGCTTTTACCGGTTCAGTGCGAGTGGCTCTTGCGGATTTCGCTCGTTTCTTCTCCGTATGGATAGTTTTTGATGTTCCTGAGTCATACTTCGTGAACTTGATCGGGACTCCGGACTTGATCAGTTCAGCTATCCTCCGGCAGTCAGCGTCATATGCCGCTCTGTCATACTGCCCGATGATCTCTTCCAAGGATTGCATCATTCCTCCTTCTTGCCTACCTTAATATATGACGTGATAAACAGACTGTCCCGTAGATCTGAACCCATGTACATGCGCTCCCGATCCAGGCAGACTCCCTGTTTGTTCTTGCTCTTGCAGTCGGCGATCTCCATATCGAGGAGCTCATTTATCGCCAAGACAAAGGTCTTGGTGGTATGGCTCTTCCCACTGGGCACAAGTCTCTTAACTGCGACCAGATCACCGTCTTTCACCATTCTGCGAATCGTCTTAACCGACTTGCCTGTTAGTTCAGCCACCCTCGCAAGGGGAAGCCAGATCATTGTAAAGTCTCTCTCCATTTCATATCCTTCCCATGAGATCCGATTTCCTGTAATTGGACTTGGACAATCTGCAGCTGTCGGACTTGGACATTCGTTTGGACTTGGACATGGACACGGACTTGGACATTTTGCGAAGCACTTGGACACAATTTCGCACAAAGAATGGATATTGTGCCCGGATGCTATACGCAGTGGGAGCTTGAAGCTGTTTTGTCCAAGTCCGAGTGGATATTTTTGGACTTGGACATTCTGCGCTTGGCAAGCTTCGCAGCTCGATTTTTTGCACTGTTTCGCGGTCATTTTCACCTCTCTGGATAGTTTTAACAGGGTGCTAACTACCTTGCATCCAATATCTTGTGAAGTCCTTTCTGCAGTCCGGCGGATTTTTCCGGCAGCTTTCTGAAGGGTCTCAAACTTGCCGGCACGAATGCCATCGGGATAAGAGCCCCCTGAAAATTATCATTGACACAACTATACGGCTTTTTATCATTGTCTCAGGACAACAATAGAATCCGTATGGAGAATGTCAATGAGAATGTTGCCCTATGGAGGAAAAATGCCTGACAAAGAAATTGGTGAGAGACTGGCAAAACTCTTAAAAATAATGCGCTTAAAGAACTACCAGTTTGCCGAAAAATTTGGTATTTCCACTGCGTCACTGGCACGCTACAAGTCCGGAGATCGACTCCCTGAAGCCCAACTTTTGCTTGATCTCTGTAAGGCCAGAGTAAACATAAACTGGCTGCTCACCGGGGAAGGAACTACCCAGATTACCCAAGATTTTGATGGGTGGATGAAAGAGAAATTGGAACAGCGGATGAAGACTGTCGATACCAAGACCGGGTTAATCCAATCCCCAACAGTAGATTACACTCGCACGATAACACTCCCGATTTCTGGCGAAATTTCCGCGGGGCCGAGAGAGGACATCGTAGACTGCCGGGATTTAGGCGAGTCCATAGAGGTGCCGAGAACGCTGGCACCCGGAAACGATAGTCAGTACTTGGCTTTCAGGGTTAACGGCCATAGCATGGAGCCCAATATTCTGCATGAGGACATCGTGATCATCAAACAGAGTATCGACTGGAATTATGCCGATGGAAGAGTGTGTGCAGTCAGAGCTACCGACGGTGTGACACTTAAGAAAGTGGTGCTCGATCCTGCTAATAGTCGCATTATTTTACAGCCATTTAATATGGACTATAACGTCCAGATTATAGACCCGGATCAGGGTCTTGAATTATTTCTGATCGGGATTTTGTCACTTCAGTTGCGCCTTTTTAAAGTCGACTGA